GTAACTGTGACCAGTTTGGTTCTTCAGACACAAGATGGTACAACTGCACCAGCTTCTGTTCAATATACCAGTGCGGAAAGAACTATTTACTGCAACATTACAAATACTGTCGATGCGACAACAGCAGGATCGTTCACATTTATCATTGAATATGTTCAAATCGCATAATTCTTAATTAGGTAGGGGGAAACCCCTGCCACTTTTATAAAGGAGAAACAAATGGCAGGATCAGATGTAGTACCAGTCATTATTAGCGATGAGGTAGCTCTTGATGCTGATGGTATTTCAACAGCGGCTTCTGTTGGAAATAATGCTGCGTTAACTATTGGTGGTGCTTTAGCTTCTGGTGGAAGTGTTACAAATGCGTCTGGAAGACAGGTTACAATTTTATCAGCGGGTAACGACAGCGGAATTTCTTTCACTGTAGTTGGCACAGATGTGAATGGATCAGCTTTAAGTGAGACTGTTACTGGAGCAAATGCTGGAACAGCAACAAGTTCAGGCTACTTTAAAACTATTACAAGTATAACAGCAGTGGGTAATCCAGCAGGAAACGTATCAGCGGGTATTAACAACAACGCTTTAGGTGTGGTTTTTGCTGGCAGATGTCGGCTTCAAGGGTTCTCAGTTTATTCTGGCGGATCTGCTGGTAAATTAAATATTAGAAATTCAGGTGCTACTGGAACAGAACTTATACAGGCTAGAACAATAGGAACAGATAGTTCGTCAGAAGACCCTTTTGTTCCTTCTGATGGTGTTTTGTTTAAAGACGGTTGTTTTGTTACTTTTATCGTTGGCACAGTTGATTTGATGATGTTTTACCACGCATAGGATTTAACATGGCTTCTAAAGGAGAAATGCCAAAGCGTAACAAGAAAAATTTCCGCCCTACTAAAAGCGGCGCGGGAATGACTAAAGCGGGCGTTAAGGCTTATAGAAGAAAGAACCCTGGCAGTAAGTTAAAGACGGCTGTTACGGGGAAGGTAAAACCGGGAAGCAAGGATGCTAAACGGCGTAAGTCTTATTGCGCTCGTTCTGCTGGACAAATGAAAAAGTTTCCAAAGGCGGCTAAAGATCCAAACAGCCGTTTGAGGCAAGCTAGAAAGCGGTGGAAATGTCGTTAATGTTAAAGCAAATATTTTCTAGTGTTATTGTTGTTTTTATTACAGGTGTAATGTCTTGGATGTGTTTTACCTTGATTTCGCTTGATAAAACAAGCGAATTAACTTCTTTTAAAGTGTCTGAGAACCATCGAATGATTACACCTTTGTGGGAAGATTTTATTAGAAGGAAAATATCTAATGACTATGGCTCGGTCTCAAATGGCGAAACAAATTACAAAATCACCGTCTCGGAGGAAAAAAAATGAAAGAGTTTCTAAAAAAACTGTTAAGCATCTTTCAAAAACAAAAACCCGTAGAAAAGCCCGTGGTAAAAAGAAAGGCTAGATCTGATAAGGGAAAGCCTAGAAAGTCTAAGAAAAAGAAAGGTAAAGTCTGATGGCAACTTCAGGTTCAACAGATTTTCAATTAGATGTCGCAGATATAATAGAGGAAGCTTATGAACGGTGTGGTATAGAAATCCGTACTGGTTACGAAGCTAAAACAGCTCGAAGATCTTTAAACATTTTATTTGCTGAATGGGCTAATCGCGGTTTAAACTTATGGACGGTGAAGTTTGCTTCTCAAACAGTGGCTTCTGGTGTGTCGGAATACCCTTTAGGTACAATAACGATGACAATAGGTTCTTCTACTAGCTTTACAGTAGGTGAGACAATTACTGGTGGAACAAGTGGTGCTACGGCGGCAATACTAACTAAACCTTCCAGCACTACAGTAACTATATCTGTTCCAACGGCTACTTTTTCAGCTACTGAGACAATTACTGGTGGAACCAGTGCTGCTACAACAACAGTTACTTCTTCTCCGTCTTTAGAAAACGCTCAATCTGTAGGAGACTTGTTAGACGTTGTGATAAGGAGAGATAGTTCTGATCTTGCTATAAATTCTATTTCTAGGGGAGATTATTTAGAAATTCCTAATAAATCCACAACCGGGAGACCCTCTCAGTATTATTTTGCAAGGACAATCACTCCCACAGTTAGTGTATGGCCTACTCCAGAAAACAGCACGGACGAGCTTAGATACTACTATGTTAAGCGTATTGAAGATGCAGACGCATTGGTAAACACTACTGACCTACCTTATAGATTCTATCCCTGTATGATTGCAGGGTTAGCGTACTATCTTTCTGTTAAGAAAGCTCCAGATCGTGTTCAAATCCTAAAAGCTTTGTACGAGGAAGAATTCTTACGAGCAGCGCAAGAAGATGAAGATCGAGTTTCTCTTAAACTACAACCTAGTATTAACTATTTGAGGGTATAATGGCAGAAGAATATTCTAAAAACTTTAGTTTTGACACAGGAAACATGTTTTCTAATGTACCAGGGGGCAAGGTTCTTAGGCGTCTTGGGATTAGTGGTGGTGGTGTAACTTACACGCAGAAAGATCCTTTTGGTACTAAGAATAGTTCTTTAGGTACTAGAGTAAAAATGGATATAAACGGTAATATTACTGGTGCAGGTCTTGAATTTGTTAAAAAGTTTTAATTAGAGGATAAGATGGGACGATACGCTTCAGATGCAAATGCTTACGGAATATCAGACCGTTCTGGTTTTAGATACCGTTTAAAAGATATGCGGTTAGAGTGGAATGGTTTTCTTGTTGGAGCAGATGAGTATGAACCAAAACATCCTCAGTTATCTCCTCCAAATGTTCCAGCAGATCCTCAAGCACTTAAAAACCCTAGACCAGAACAAGATTTGGTACAACAAAGAAACATACAATGGGGTTTTAACCCTGTGGGTGGAAGTACTGATAATGGTATTAATCCTCCCAATAATCTGGTAGCTATAGGTTCAGTAGGAGAAGTTGAGGTACAAACATAATGAGCTTTACATTCACAACATTACGCGAAACTGTGCAAGATTATACTCAAAACGATGAAGCATCTTTTGTTGCAAGTATAGGCACGTTTGTTGAGTTAGCTGAAGAGCGAATATTAAAGTCTGTTCAGCTAAATGAATTTCAAAAAAATTCTTCTGGAACCATGAGCAGTGGAAATCAATACTTAAATGTTCCTTCAGACTTTTTAGCTCCTTTTTCTCTTAGCATTACAAACAACAGTAATTTTGAGTTTTTAATGTTTAAGGACTTGGATTATGTGCAAACATACACTCCCAACCCTGCTACTACAGGTGTACCTAAATATTATGCACAGTTTGATGTAAACAATTTAGTTCTAGCCCCTACTCCTAACGCTTCTTTCACAGCAACGTTAAGTTACTTTTATCGACCCGCTAGTTTAACTGAAAGCCAGTTAACTCTAACTGTAGGGGCAACCGGGAGTTTTACGAATGGGGAGACAATTACTGGAGGAACAAGTGGTGTTGTTTCTACTATAAAAGAAGTTCCAAGTTCTACTACGTTTACGATTTTAGTCCCTTCTGGCACGTTTACAGATGGGGAGACAATTACTGGAGGAACAAGTGGAGCAACGACGACTGTAACTTCTACAGGGGCAGATACAACAGTTAGTTGGACTGCTGAGAATGCAGAGATAGCGTTGTTATATGGAACATTAATTGAGGCAAGTACATACATGAAGGGGGAACAAGACGTTATGGCTATGTATAATTCTAGGTTTGCAGAAGCAATATCAAGGTTAAAGAATTTTGGAGAGGCACAAGAAGTGTCTGATGAATACCGAACTGGTCAAATTAGAAGGCAGAAAAGCTGATGTTAACAAACAGTCTTAGTATGTCTAACGGTTTTGCTGTTACGGTGGAAACCACTGACAATCGAGGTTTTACTCCAGAAGAAGTAGCAGTTCGTTGTGTTAACAGAATTATAGGTATTTCTGAAAATGCGCCGCCTGCTATTAGAGACCAAGCTAACGCTTACAGAAAAGAATTAGAAGCAATAGTTGCAAATTATATGCACCAGGCTATTAAAAGTGATAGAACTACTGTATATAACGCAATTAGAGATTCTGGAAACCCTAAACTAGCAGAATATATAAGGAGAATGTGATGGCTTTTACTGGTAATTTTTTATGTACCTCATTTAAACAGGAGTTAATGGAAGCAAAACATAACTTCTTAGCTTCTGGGGGCAATACTTTTAACATTGCTTTGTACACCAATAGTGCAAGTTTTACAGCAGCAACTACTGCATACACAACTAGCAATGAAATAAGTGGAACAAACTATAGTGCTAAAGGACAAGCACTTGGGAACGTTAATCCAACAACAAGTAGCACAACAGCGTTTACTGATTTTGCAGATGAAGTTTTTTCAAACGTAACTATATCAGCTGTTCGAGGTGCTATGATATTTAATGATTCAGCGTCTGGAGACCCTAGCGTTTGTATCTTAGACTTTGGTGCAGACAAAGCAGCAAGTTCTGGTGATTTTACAATTGTATTTCCAACAGCTGATGCGAGTAATGCGATAATTAGGATCGCCTAATGTCTATCAATAATGTTGCAGCATTCCAAGGGTGGAACAGCTCTATACAGGGATGGAATACTGGAACATGGAACACTAATGTTGCCTTCCCGGTAACAGCTACTACAGCTATTACTGGTGTTGCAACTACTGGAGACGGTGTAATTGGTGTTACGGGAACCAGTGCTACTGGTGGCGTTGGCTCTGTAACCGTTACTGGTGAAGCAAATATCTCCGTCACGGGTGTTGCAGCAACATCCGCTTTAGGTAATACATTTGAGACTTTAAATGGCGTTTCTTCCACTGGGGCAGTTGGATCTGTAACTATTACAGGAGATGCTTCTGTTTCAGTCACAGGTGTTAGTGGCACAGGGGTGATAGGTTCTTTAAGAGCAACATGGGGTCAAATAATACCAGATCAAAACGCAAATTATCAAGAGCTTGTGCCAAATCAAAATCCGAGTTACAATAATGTAACTCCTTCTCAAACTCCGAATTGGGAAACCGTAGAATATAAAAATACTATAGCAGCATAGGAATTACAAAATGGCTAGTACATACGTTAATAACCTCAGACTAGAAGAAATAGGTTCAGGAGAGCAATCTGGTACATGGGGTGATACAACAAATACAAACTTAGAAATAATAGGCCAAGCAACAGCCTGGGGAACCAGAGCCATTGCAAACGCCTCAACAGATAACATTACAATTGCGGACGGTGCGTTAGACGCAGACAGGTGCCTTGGGTTAAAACTAACAGGTGGCGGTCAAGCGTGTACGGTTACACTTCTGCCAAACACAAGTTCCAAAACTTGGTTCATGTATAACGCAACCAGCTACACACTAACGTTTACTTGTGGTAGCGGTGCTAATGTAGCGATTCCAGCAGGACAGACCAAGGTTATTGCAACGGATGGTCTGGGTTCGGGTGGCGTGGTTCACGATTTACTTACAGAAGTTAATTTCGCTGGAGATGTATTTGTAACAAACACTTTAAATGTGGCAGGTGACACAGCCGCTGGAGATGCGGCAGCTATAGGTTACACTGCTGCTGAAGGGTTAATACTTACAGGCCAAGGTAGCACCAACGATGTAACAATTAAGAATGACGCTGATGCTGATGTAATAGAAATACCTACTGGTACAACTAATGTAACTGTAGCTGGTAACTTAGGTGTAGGTGGTACTGTTACAGGCACAGGCACATCTGTATTTGCCTCACTAGACATCTCAGGTGACATAGACGTAGACGGCACAACTAACCTAGATGTCGTGGACATTGATGGTGCTGTAGATATGGCTTCTACGTTAACAGTCGGAGGTGTCGTTGATATAACTGATACCACAGACTCCAGTGATGCTACAGGTGATACAGGAGCTTTACGAACTGAGGGTGGTGCAAGTATAGCTAAAAAGTTGTACGTTGGCACAGACCTAGATGTTGACGGCACAGCCAACCTTGATGTTGTAGACATTGATGGTGCTGTAGACATGGCTTCTACGTTAACACTCGCTGGTAATGCAGACTTTAATGGCGATCTTGATGTAGATGGCACAACTAACCTAGACGTGGTGGATGTAGATGGTG